TGTTGCGGGGCCAACCCCATGCTGCCAAGGCCAGCGCCTGCAGGCATTGGCTTGTCGCCGCTGCCGCCCATCGGCATCTGCGGCATTTGCTGCGGCATTTGCTGCGGGGCCGCGCTTTGCTGTTGCATCATTCTCTGAGTGATAATATCGCGCCAGCCGCCGCTGCCGCCTCTTCCCCGATTGCGTGGCATCAAGCAGCCTCCTCAACAGGTTGATCGACCTTTTCAAGCCGCTTGTGATTGGCGTTGTATTTGCTGGCTTCCCAATCCTCGACGGTCAGTGTGCCGACCACACCATCGCGGTCACGGCCGCCGAGGCGCTTGATCTTGTACAGGGTGAAGCCAACCGCGGCCATGATCCGCAGCACGATGTCGTTGTCGGCCGACGTAGTCCCGATAACCATCTGGCAGCCGCACTGGTAGAACGTATAATCGATCCCGATCTGAATGGTGCGCCGGGAGATCCAGTTGGTGCCTGGCAACGCCGCGCCTGAGATCTCGATGGTGCCGACCTCGGGGCACCAGTTGCGATACACCAGTCCGCCCAGTAATCCGGTTTCGTCGACGACACCGATCGCCCGGCATTTGCCAAAGCCACGCTCACGGCATTCGGGGATGAGCTGCGCCACGAACGCCGCCACCGCCTCGTCATGTCCGAAAACGTAGTCGAGCATCATGCGCCTCCTTGGAAGCCCTGCTGCGCATCGTATCGAGGCAGATAAAGGAAATTCTCGCCGCCAGTGTCGGCTATCGGCTGGTTCTGCACATAACCGCTAAACGGGTCTTTGTAGATGCTTTCCATGCCGAGGTAGCCACGGGGGAGACTTACGCCATAGGTATTGGTATTCTCGCCGCCGAATTGGCCGCTCGGCATCTGCGGCGCCGCACTCGGCGTCTGCGCTGCAAGCGCTTTCGCGATGTCATAACGCGTTTGTATCCCGTAGCCTTCGCGGCCCTCTTTCTGGCCAAAATGTTGATAATGCTGCAACGCCTTGGCGGGGTCATTGCCAACCGTCTGGGCGACATCGGGATTGGCTTCCAGATATTGCGCTGCGGGGCTCTTTTGCATCCCGAAGCCGCCGCGGCCTTCGAACTGACCAGATCTCTGCCAATGCTGCTCAGCCTTCTGAGGGTCATTGCCAAACGTATCCCGGAGATCCTTGTTTGCATCCAGATATTGCGCCGCAGAGCTTTTTGATAAGCCGTGCGGGTCGCGACCTTCAAACTGACCGTAACTCTGCCAGTGCTGCGCGGCTTTGAGAGGGTCGCCGCCAAAGGCGTCGAACACGTCGCGGTTGGCATTCATGTACTCTGTGGCGCCAGTACTGCCGGGTAGGCCATAAAGATTGCGGCCTTCATTCTTTCCAAAAGCCTGCGCGTGCTGTGCCGCCGCACCGATGTCGGTGCCGAATGTATTGCGCAGGTCAATGTTGTTGGGGTCGTTCAAATACGACCACGCCTGGCCGCTGAGGCGATCCAGGTCAGGGTCGTAGCGACCGCCGCTCTCCGCACCCCATTGCCGAAGGGTATCTTTAAGAGCCGGGCTGTTGTCACCAAACGACGATGCCCAATCAACCCGGTTCATCGGGTTGGCATAGCTGCGACTCTGGCCGCCCACGTCATAGCCACCGCCGGTTGGCCATTGATATCGGTCCAGTAAATCCATCGGCGACTGTTGCTGCTCGTTCACCTTTCTTTGCCAGACAGGCTGATTGAACCACTCATTATTTTGGTACGTGTCCGCCGCGCCGCGACCATTCCATATATCGTCGAAGCTGGGAGTCGGGGGAGCCGGCGCGCCCTCGTTGTGGTCCCAGCCATATGTATGGGGATTGAACTCCCCCTTGTTGTAGACTTGCGGCGCAGCCGGTGCTGACGCGCCCTCGTTAGTGTCCCAGCCATACTGACGGGGCGCGTTAAACATTTCGGCGCCGGTACGACCTTCTTGCGCGCCGAAGGTTGTGGCGTGCCCATAGGCCTTCATCGGGTCGCCACCGGTAGCGCCGGCAACGTCAGGGTTGTTGTGTAGATACTGGATCGGGTCGAAGCCGGTGCCCGCCCACGGGTCGCCGCCGCCGCCAGACAGCGGAGTGCCGCTGAAAGAGCTTAGGCCACTGCCGGGGCTGTAGGTGCCGGGGGCTGCGGCCTCACCGAAACTACCACTGAGACCAGGGAGGTGGACTTGTCCGTAGCCAGGCCCCATCGATGCGGCGGCGGCCAGCGCCGCCTGATTTTGCGCGGCGACATACGCCTGCTGCTGGGCGAGTTGCCCACCGTAGTCGGTGTTGATCTGCGGGCCGCCGCCGTAGCCCGGCATCCCCACCGTCTGCACCATCGGGTCGAACCAGAATGATGACATGACGTTCTCCCTACACGTTGATGCCTGCCCGCTCGAACGTCGCGGCAATTGAAATCAGATCCACTTCCGGCCGGGCGTTCTGTCCCACCGTTACCTGAACCACCGGCGCGTGAGAGAAGCCGGTCAGGCCAATGCTGACCCAACCCGTATTCCGCACCACCAAAGGCGGCGGCGTGCCAGCGTCCCAAATCGCATCGCCCCACAAGCCCTGATCCCAGAGATCCAGCACGCCAGGATCCGGCCCGGCATTGGGTGAAGTCGGCAAGGTGACGATATAATTCACCGTGCCCGATAGTTGTGGCACGAACGGCTCACCCGCCCGCGCGGTGAACGACGCCCGCGCCTGCCGCCATGTGATGGTCTGCGATGGTGACTGGAACGTTTCCCAGCCGCCGACCAGCACCGCGACATAGGGCCGGCCATCATCGTAGCCGGTTCGGTCGGCCTGCATGACAATGCCGTTCTGAGTGCCGAAAAACATATCGCCGCGCATATGCACGAAGCACGTCGCATCCCAGCCGGTGTAACGCGCCCAAGCGCCGGTCGCGGCGTTGACGACGAGGCATCTCTCCTTGCCGAACGCGCTGCCGGGGACAGCGACGAAGATCCCGCCGTACTCGTCCCACTTCTCCATCGTCCAAGGCCATTCGCGCTTCTCGAGCACCTCGGCCCGCCACATGATCTTGATGTTGCGCGTGATCGCCGCCAGCTCGAGTTCGACGCGGGTCTTGGTGATCGCGCCCGAAGTCGGCACGATGCCGTCGACAGTGGCAATCAACAGATCCCCGCCAACCGCCAGATGTGCGTTCATACCCATCGGGGCCGAGACTTCATAACGTCCTTCTTGGCGCCAGTTGGCGGCACTGGACGGGTCACCACCGGTAAAGATCAGCAGTTCGCCGAGGTCAGTGCAGAACACGATCTTGTCATCGATGCCATCTCCGGCGTCGATCGACCATGAGGTGCAGAACAGCAGCTTGCCGCCCTTGGTAGCCGCGCCCGACATCGGGATCATCGACAACTGCCCACCGACCGCATTGAGCGGCAAATACCAGGCATTCATGCTGTTCTTCTCGATGAAGAACCAGCGATTGCGGTACTTGCAGACGTAGACGAGATTATTGCCGTTTTCGATCGGCGTACCTGCTGGGCCAATGATAAAGACCGAGTCGTCGGCCGCAATGTCGATCGTCCACTGTCCTGGCGTGGCGCCACGCGCCGCCGCAAACGTGCCGGTGCCGGGGCTGGTATGTGCCACCAGGCACTTCCAGCGCGAGCCGTCTGCGGGGTCGCGGGCGCGGGCGTTTATCGCGTAAGCCGTGCTGACAAGCCAATTGGTGGGGGTCGTCGTCGCCAGCGATGTCCATGTGGTGCCGTTGAAGCGCAATGGCGCGTCACCCGTGTCATTCAGCGCCAGCAACCAGTCGCCGCCCTGGTTGGCGAGCTGCGAGGCGACGTAATTGCCCGACGTCCGCCCACTCGCCACCAGTGCCGGCGTCGATGTGGTGACGTCATAGACCTTGTTGATGTTGGCAACGAACATCTTGTGGACGTCGCCGCTGGCGTACTCGAACGCGGAAATGATCGGCGTCGTTTCCGGCAACTCGGCCCAGCGGTTGAACCCACCGCGCAGACTGGCGCCCTTCATGGTCGGCTTCCAGTTGTCCATGACAACGGCCGAGCCGGGCTGCATGTAACTTTCGTTCTCGTTCTGGACGAGGCCGCGGGTCGGCGCCGGAAACGTGATCGTTTCCATCTTTTGCGCCGCCTGCGGTTGCACCGGTATCCTGCGAAAGAATTGGTGTTGGCTCATGGCATCGACCAAGCATTTGAACTTCCCCGATAGATCGGGCGGCCCCTGCCGACGATGATCGGTCCTGGGCTGTCATGACCCATGGCATTCGTTAGCGCGTCACCGTAGGTGCCGAGGTCTTCAGCGTAGGGCGACCCCTTCTGCGCCTTCCACTGCCAGATCATCCCGAGCTTCAAAACGCGTTCGTCGAGCGTGGTGCGGTCACCGTCCGCCATGAACACGTCGCCCAGCCCGCCGCTGGCCAGTGCAATGCAATTCTTGTGGAGGTAGGCGAAGTGCGCGGTCTCGTCGGCCGCCAGTGCGGGGAATATGTGCATCTGCCCGCCCAGCATCGTCCACTCGCCCCACGCGTTGTCGGTATCGCCATTGTCTGCGCGGCGGTTGATCCATTCGTCGGTATCGGGGATGAAATTCATTGCCGTTTGTGTCGACGTCGATCGCCAGACGTTCGACGTCAGCAACATGCGCTTGTAATCGGCAGGCAGGTCGAACGCCGTGCTGACGCCGTCTCCGGTTATCGTGTGTATCTTCTTCAGCGCAGTCCAGTCGCGATTGTCGTAGGCGATGCGCTGCGCCATTTCATTCGCAAGCGAAAGCATCTCCTGCATCGTCCTGTTGCCGGTGATGTTGGAGAATACGGACATCGGGATCGTTACCCCCACCGTCGCGCAGACATCCTTAATTACGCTAAGTAGTGTCACGATGCCCTCCATTGTGATATGAAGGGCGCAGCCGTGCAGCGTCTCC